AACGGCGACGGCGACGGCTACGACTACGGCTCCGGCTCCGGCGACGGCTCCGGCAACGGCTACGGCTCCGGCTCCGGCTACGGCTACGACTACGGCGACGGCAACGGCGACGGCTCCGGCTCCGGCTACGGCTACGGCTACGACTACGGCGACGGCGACGGCTCCGGCAACGGCGACGGCTCCGGCAACGGCTACGGCTCCGGCTCCGGCGACGGCTTTAAAATCAATCATATAAATGGTAAAAATGTATTTTACGTTGATAGCATTCCGACTATAATCACGCGAATTGTCGAAAATCTCGCAAAGGGGTTTATTATCAGCAATGAGGATTTTACGCTTACGCCTTGCTATATTGCGCGAGGAGACGGTCACTTTGCTCACGGCGAAACGCGGGAAGAAGCACAAACCGCATTGATGGCGAAAATTTTTGAAAGCAAATCCATAGAAGAACGGATCAATGAATTTATTGAGCGGTTTCCGAAAGGCAAGCTGGAAAAAGGTATGGTCTATTTTGAGTGGCATCATATCTTAACGGGGTCGTGTAAAATGGGTCGGGAGCAGTTTGTGAGGCAAAACAATATTGATCTTGACGCGGAATATACGCCAGAAGAGTTTATTAATATTTGCGAGAACGCTTACGGACACGAAATAATTAATGATCTTAAAGAAAGGTATAGGAAATAAAAAAATGTTAGCACAAATCGAATGGGATATATATGTCCTGATAACCTCAATAGTCATCATCGGGCTATTGGTCGCATTCGGGTGGATGTACGCAAAATACATCACTTTGCGCTCGGAAAAAAAGTTTAAAGCGGATCTGAAAGACGCTCCGGCTTGCTCGGACTTCTGCGCGAACTACAACGTGGGATGCGAGGCGGAGATGTTTCACAGCCGGTTTGAGTGTGACTATTATGAACCGCGTAAAGTAGAACGGCGGAAAGTGTATGATACCCGAACTGGCGAGGTTGTGCCGGTGGAACGGAAGTTTAATCCCAACACCGCAGAGATTACAAGGGGTCGATAAGATGAAAAAAGAGCGTTATATTAAAGCGTCTGATCTACTTAATATCCTTCGCGTCGCTGCCGAAAACGCCGTTAGAGTCAACGGTAAGATCAAAAAAATCGACGAAGTGCCGTTCTTCCTCGACGAGATCGACCAATATGTTGACGAGATCGACGGGATCATATTGGAGGTGGAAAAATGACCTTCTACTGCGCGGACTGCAAGCAAACCTTTGACGAGAACGAGATCGGATACTCCCGCGAATGCATCGGCTCTTTTTGGGGTGAAGACGTGTGGGTCAAAGAGGACGCTTGCCCTTACTGCGGAAGCATCGATATTTGGGATAACGACGATGACGAGGACGAAGAAGAGGAGGAAGACGAAGACGATGAATGGTCAGTATTGGGAGATCGCCTTTAATGTGATAATAGCCATCGTAGTCCTTGTGATAACGATTGTTGTCCTCGGCGCTATCATCGGCTCCGTCGGTTACTATTTTGCCGAAAAAATCAAATGGAAAAAGAAAAGGAGAGAGATACAGCGTGAGCAAGATAAAAGATAGCGGTAATCGCCGCGAGTTTGACTCCGGGGCAGTCCGCGATATAACCGAGGGAAAAGGGCGGTGCGATCTTCTGCCTCTCGATGTGGTAGGCGAGATGCTGAACGATGATATTATATCGCTTATCGGAGCGTTCCAAAAGAGCCATAACCTCAACAACATAACGCTCGCCATTAAGACGTTCGCGGTACTGTACTTCAACGACCACATCGACGATCCGTGTTACGAGCCGATATACAAGATGCTCCGCGAGGTAGCGATCCACTACGAAGACGGATGCGCGAAATACGGTGAACGAAATTGGGAGAAAGGAATTCCGATACATTGCTATATTGATAGTGGCGTCCGGCACTACCTCAAATTCCGCGAAGGGCTGACCGATGAACGGCATGACAGAGCGTTTGTGTGGAATATGCTCGGCTTGTTATGGACGTGGCAAAACAAGCCCGAATGCATTGATATCTAAAAGAAAGGAGAAAAAATGGAAGACATCGAAAAACTTTTTGCGCGACTTTTTGGTCAGCTCGACGAACCCGAAAACGATCCCGCTGACAAAGCGGCAGAATCCCTCTATAAGTTATATAGCGCGCTTATTACGAGCGGATTTGAAAAGGATCAAGCGTTTGAGATTCTGCTTACAACGCTTGAAAACGCCAACAAATAATTAACACAAAACAAAAAAAGGAGAACAACTATGATCTACAAACCCGAAAAACTCAATTTCACCAACAAAAACATCGTGATGATAATCGCCGGACTGCCCGGCGTAGGTAAAACAACCCTCGCGCTTTCAGCTCCCGACTGTGTTCTTATTGACTGTGACGATGGTATCGTCCGCGTCGATCCGAGGCACAGACGCGACACTTCGGTATGCGCGAAATATGAAGACCTCCTCGCAGACGTTAAGGCGTTTGAGGGTAACTACAAGACCGTCGTTATCGACACGGGCGGAGCTTTGGTTGATCTGCTCAAAGATTGGGCGATCCGTAATGAGCCGTCCGCGAGTAAGAAATCGGGCGGATTTAGTCAGCAGGGCTACGGCTTTATCAAGACCGAGTTTCTTCGCCTCTTCGCGGAGCTTCGCAAGAAGTACAATGTCGTAATGCTTTTCCACGCGACGAAAGACAGACAGAACGACGATCTGTTTTATGATATCGTATGTGAGGGATCGGCAAAAACGCTTGTATGGCAACCCGCCGACCTCGGCGCGTTTATGTTTATTCAGGACGGCAAGAGATACCTCGGCTTTACGCCTACGCAAAACTACAACGCGAAGTCCGCTTATGGTATCAAGGGGCTTGTCGAAGTGCCGGAGCTTGGCGACGGAGACGCTAACGATTTTCTCGAAAAACTCTTTGAAAAAGTCAAGGCAAATATCGCCGCAGAGTCCGCGTCGCTTGGCGAGGATCAGAAGAAATACGACGAGGCGATGTCGGGTATTCGCAAGATCGTAGATAAGGTATCAAAGCCCGAACACGTTAAGGGCGCGCTTGATATGTTATCCAAGATCCCTCACGCGCTGACCTCCGAAAAGGAAGGAAAGAAACTCCTCAAGGATAAGCTCGCGGAACTCGGAATCACCTATGATAAGGCAGCAAAAGAGTATGTCATCAAAGAAGTACCTGCTAACGCATAGTCTTTTGTCTGCGTGGGAGTGGTCGTTCAAACTTGAGGACGGCTATGGGGATTTTTTACGGACACTAAACCGTGAGAAATCCCCGCCTACACAGGCGATGCTCGACGGCAATCAGTTTGAGGCGATGGTATCCGCGTACAATGCCGGAAACCCGCTTGATGATAAGCACAAGTGGTACAACGGAATCGTCGAGACGGCGGACATTCTTCGCGGATCGGCAGAGCAAGTGAAGCTCTCCCGCGAGGTGGAGATAGACGGGATCAATTTTGTTCTGTACGGAATCCTCGATAATCTCCGCGCGGGTGTGATTTTCGACACCAAGATGTCAAAGACATATCACTACGGCAAGTTCCGCGACAGTACGCAGCATCCGATGTATTTCGCGCTATGCCCGGAAGCGTATATATTTAAGTACGTTATCTTTACCGGGCGCGATGTGTTCGTCGAGGAATACCGCAAGGACGATACAGAGTCAATTTTTCCGCGAATAAAGCAATTTATGAAATGGCTCGATACTCGCGGATTAACAGATACTTATTTCGATAAATGGCAAAGTAAATATTAAAAGGAGAAAAGAAAAATGAACTGGAACGACGATTACAAAAGAGAAGAAACACCCCGCGCAGAGGCCGGAGATTACAGGGTATCGATCAAGAGCGTTGAGGAGAAGACTTCAAGCAAGGGAAACCCCATGCTCGTTATTACGCTCGCTCTTAACGGCACAAACATAACCGTCCGCGACTATATCGTTAAGAACGATTGGTTTAATAAAAATATGACGCAGTTTTTCGACTCGTTCAACATCGAAGAGGGTGATTTTGACATTCTCACGTGGGTGGGAGCCGTTGGCGCCGCGCACTTTAAAAACGACGATAAGGGCTATCTCAAACGCGCGTGGTACATAGATAAGGCGAAAGCAGAGAAGCTTCCCGCGTGGGTTGGAGATATGCCCGAAAGACAGACGGTGACTACGATGGAGGAGCTTGGGGACGATGACGATCTCCCTTTTGAGATATGATGACGTTAGGAAGTTTATTTGACGGCGCGGGGACTTTTCCGTTCGCCGCGCAGATATGCGGTATCGAGCCGATATGGGCGAGCGAGATCGAGCCGTTTCCTATCGCGGTGACGACTAAACGCTTTCCGAATATGAAGCATCTCGGAGACATCACCAAGATCAACGGAGCCGAAATAGATCCGGTCGATATAATTACGTTCGGCTCGCCCTGTCAAGACCTTTCCGTTGCCGGTCGTCGAGCGGGTTTAGAGGGCGAACGGTCGGGTCTGTTTATGGAAGCAGTCAGAATAATTAAAGAAATGAGGCAAAAAACAAATGGAGAATACCCAACTTTCGCTATTTGGGAAAACGTCCCCGGAGCATTCAGCTCTCACGAAGGAGAGGACTTCAGAATCGTCCTCGAAGAACTCGTCAAAGTTAAAGACAGTAACGCCGTTATTCCTCGACCTCCGATCAGGGGCGGCAAACCTCGATGGAACGATGCCGGTCTCATCATGGGAGACGGGTATTCCGTTGGATACAGAGTCCTCAATGCTGCTAGTTGGGGAGTCCCCCAAAGACGTCGAAGAATCTTTCTTGTGGCAGATTTTGGAGGACAACGTGCCGGAAAAATACTCTTTGAGCGAGACGGCTTGTCGCGGAGTTTTGCGGAGAGCAGAGAGACGTGGCAAGGAATTACCAAGTCTCTTGCGTTTTGCGCTAATGCTGAAAGCGGGATTTCTTACTGTCTGCAAGGGAACGGGATTGACCGAGCCGATACAGCCGGATGCAACGGACGCGGATGGTGTAAGGACGTAGCTCGTGGCAACGGGGACGGCAATATCGCGCCGACTATCACGGGTGACCACGAAAACCGAGTAACGGATTATACGGCGGTTGTTGTGGGAGTAGACGGCTACAATGCCGCCGAAACAGGCGAACAGGCATCCACTCTCGGCGTGAATTGCGGAATGTCAACTGGGCGGCAAGCCGTCCTCGCGCTTACTAATAGAGGGTATGTTAGCGGAGATATTACAGAGACTATTCGCAGTGATCCATACGGGGCTTATCCAATTGTCCTTTGCGTCCGCGAACGCTGTGGATGCGAAGGGGGGGGCAAAGGACTCTTGATACAGAATGATCAGAGCGGAACGCTTGCAACAAGCAATGACCAGTTTATTTGCTATATAGCAAATGATACCGCAGAAACACTTGATGCCTCATACTTCAAGGGTCAAGGGGCAAGAAGCGGTAAAGAAAGAGAATTTATATGCTATGCCATTGGGAACGGACAGGCGAACAATACCGACCTACACGACATACCGGGAGCTTTAAACTGTATGCGCGATCAGCAAGCAATAATGTGTATCGCCCTTGACCGAGCGGCATTCAATCAAGGGAAGAATGCACAGTTTAACATAGGTGTTGATACCGAAGGGGGGGCGTTCACGGTGATTGCTAAAGGTCCGGGAGCGGTTTGCTACGCTGTCGATTGTAGAAACGCTCGTTTGCAAGATATTAACGGAACACTTCAGGCAAAACCTAACGGTGGAATAAGCTATAATCTCAACAATGTAGTGCTCATCCCCTGCGATGTTATACTTCGCCGTCTAACTCCCACCGAGTGCGCCCGTCTTCAGGGTATGCCCGATTGGTGGTGCGACGATGTGCCGCACAAAGATACCGCGGAGTACAAAATGTGGGGTAACGGTATGGCGTTACCAAACGTACTGTATGTGATGGAGGGTGTCGCGGAAGCGTTGAAGGAGGAGCAAAATGATCAAACTTAATTCGTGTCCCTTCTGCGGAAGTGAAATAGCAATAATGCAATCCAAGACCTCGCTTTTTGGGTACAACGGTCTTGACGAGCGAATTGAAATCCATCGCTTTTATGTGCGATGCGGAAAATGCTATGCACGAGGCGGCATCGTATCCGGCAGAGTCGCGTCTCATCAAACTCGACTTTTGAGAGCCGGTGTAGATTTGCCGGAAGGCGAAACGACTGACAATAGACTTAAAATCCTTGCCGCCGAAGCGTGGAACAGGAGAGCGAACGTATGAAACAATTAAAAGTATGCTGGTTGAGCGCAGGGGTTTCAAGTTTCATTGCGGGATATTTGGTTAAAGATACAGTTGACAAGTTTATATATATTGATATTGACGATCAGCACCCCGATAGTTTGCGATTTATCAAAGATTGTGAAAAAGTACTTGGCAGAGAGGTCGAGATACTAAAATCGAATTTAAAATCTGTTGAGAACGCCGTTTTAACATTTGGCGGATTTATGAATGGAGCAACGAAGTTTGCACCTTGCACGGGCTGGTTAAAAAAGCGAGTGCGAAAAGAGTGGGAACAGGAACACGCAGATTATTTAATAACCTATGTATGGGGTATGGATTTAAACGAGAAAAAGCGAGCGGATAGGATAAAAGAAACAATGATAGAATTTGAACACGAATTTCCGCTTATTGACCGTCAGTTAACAAAACAAGAAGCGCACGGAATATGTGAAAGTCTCGGCGTTAAAAGACCATTGATGTATGATTTGGGATACAACAACAATAATTGCGTCGGTTGCGTTAAGGGTGGGATGGGGTATTGGAATAAGATTCGCGTTGATTTCCCCGAAGTCTTTGAAGCGCGGGCAAAATTAGAAAGAACAGTCGGAAATACGATATTAAAAGAAGCAGACGGTACACCAATTTACCTTGACGAACTTGCGCCCGACAGGGGAAGAATGACCGACGAAATATCGACCGAGTGCGATATATTTTGTATGCTAAACATCTGAGGAGAGTGGACGAAAGGAGTGAGAAGGATGACATTTAGAGAAGCATTAAACACGACCGAGTTAAAAGATTTTGATTTGTCTATTGATGATGTCGCAAAGATTGTCGATGCGCTTGAAAAGCAGATACCGAAGAAGCCGAAAAATATAGGTAAGCATAAAGGAATAGGTGCTTGTTGTATGTGCGGTTGTGGTGTTGAAAAGCACGAAAATTATTGTTTGCGATGTGGTCAGCGTTTAGATTGGAGTGATAACAATGCCGAGATTCATTGACACGGATAAACTGGATTTGTACGACGATTTGTTTATGAAAGGAGTAAACCATAGTGGGGTTTGGGTGCGGTATAGGGATGTTGAAAATTTAATTAAAAACGCTCCTACCGCCGACGTGGAAGAAGTGAGACACGGGGAGTGGATAGTTACAAAGTACGAAAATCATAGTACAGCGAGATGCAGCGAGTGCGGAGCAGATTTTTATTACTTCAACAAAGGACAATATCACATTGATCAATCTGCATATTGCCCGAATTGCGGCGCGAAGATGGATGGAGACACCAAATGAAACCCTACTACACGGCTTCGCAATACAAAGACCTTCTCTCGCGCTTGGTGATAGTTTCCACGACGAATGAGCAAAAGAACGGTCACATACTTCAATACTTCGACAAAAAACGGATAGCGCATGAATCCCGCGCACTAACGACGGGCGATTATAACTTTAAGATCACCGCTTGCCCGGAGTTGGGATTTCCTTGCGACACATACTTCACCGACGAGCTTTTCATTGAGCGCAAGAACAGTCTGACCGAGCTTGCCGGAAGTATCAACCGCGAGGCGTTTCATTTTGAGTTGAAGCGAGCGCAGAATATCCCGCACAAGTTTCTGCTCGTGGAACAGCCGAACGGATGGGGAGGGATTCTTTCGCACGACTATATGACCAAATATGGCGAAAAATCGTTTTGGGGTACGCTCACAACCTTTTGCGTTAAGTACGGCATCACGCCCATCTTTCTTGACGCGGATCATATGGGGTTGATGATCTACTCGATCTGCAAGGCGGTGCTTGATACCTACATCAATAAACAATCTGTATAATCTTCGGCGCGGCATCCTCTCTGCCGTACCTGCTCCATTGGGGCGATGGCTGTTAAGGGAAAAACAGCGTTAAGCGACTTCGCCCCTCTATCGAAACGTGGTGTAACAAGGTAACACGTTCGGCTGACTGCCGGAAGTACCGAGTTCGGGTCTCGGCGTTTCGACCAATTAATAAATGAGGAGAACACTATGCTTGAACCCGGAAGATACAAACACGAGCATTACCACGAGTATTCAGAGAGCGAAGTTTATGTCGGAAAAATAATCCTCGACGTTAAAGAAATCGCGAAGAGTATCCGCCTAAAGCTCGTCTATAATAGCGTAAGATATGACGCCCCGCAGATCGACGCTATGTTTGCCAACGGCGATTCGGTTAAAATCAATAAAAGCGGAAGCGTTCATGCGCTTCAGGATTGGGGCGATAATTCGTTTACGCTTTACCCGTATCGCGTTGGTGTGCCGTATGTGTTCAGGATTGAGGAATGAAACAAATTGAATTTTCGGAAATGGAGAAACAACAATGACCTACGCAGAACGCCTCGCTTACTATGAAGCGAAAAAAGCAGAGATCGCACGAACGGCAAAAACCCACGAAGAATATGAGCGCAGAATCCGCGCTCTTGCCGATAGGTTACATATATGATCGCATACACGACCGCAGAAGCCATTGATGCGGCGTTGACCGTAGGCGACATTATCAACCGCTACGATCCGCAGAAAAGGGTCGTTCCGCGAGAACACGGGCGGATACCCTGTCCGTTTCATCACGGCGAGCATCTTAACCTTTCATACATAGCGCATAAGTGGACGTGCTTCACCTGCGGTGCGAAGGGAAATGCAATATCATTTGTTCAGCAGCTGTTTGGTCTTGACTTCGCCTCTGCCGCAGAAAAGATCAACGAGGATTTCGGTCTCGGTCTCGATCTGCATAAAAACCTGACCGCAGAAGAGAAGTACCGCATTTACAGGCGGCAGCGTGATGAGAATAAGAGACGCCGCGAGGAGCGGCAGAAAGAGCTTGAGCGCGTGGATCGGTTGTATGACCTACAAGAGCGTATCTATAACGCTAAACGCGATATAAAGCAATATAAGCCCATCAGAGGCGATACGGCTCTCGATCCGCGATATGTTAAAGCCATTGGCGAGATCGAACGGCTGAAGTACGAGTATTACAATATGGATTGGTGATGAGATGAGCGCGAATAACACTATATTAGTGCCTCAATATAAATATGAGGACTTTAACAGCGAGGAGCCGTACAAGTGGGTAGTGCAGTTTAAGGGCGACGAGTTTGATTTTACGCGATACACCAATATCATCGCGGAGCAAGCCAAAAACGTCGGATTTACCGGGTTTAAGTCCATGCTCAAGAGCTATATCTCGCGGCAACCGAAGGTTAATATCGTATCTAATAATACTATCCTGTTTGACGATCTGCCGGTCGAGGACTTTCCCGAACTGATCTCCGGCGACTGGCGGTGTAATAATTACGGCGTGTTCTATTATGACAAGCGACTCCGCGAAGAAGTACAAGTCTGTATGCACCCGATCATCCCGATCCAACGGCTGAAGAACATCGAATCCGGCAAGGAGAAAATCAAGCTCGCGTTTACGCACGACGAGATCGAGCCGCACACATGGCGGACGCTGACCGTCGATAAGAACGTCCTCGCCTCGGCTAATAAAATAGTGACCCTTGCGACCGATGGCGTCGCGGTAAACTCCGAAAACGCGCGTTTTCTCGTCCGCTATCTGACCGAGATCGAAAACCTTAACTATAGCACGATCCCGACCCTATACTCCGCCGAACGACTCGGATGGGTGGACGGTTTCGGATTCTCTCCGTTTTTTGATGATTTGGAGTTTGACGGCGAGGAGAACTACCGGCAATTATTCAATTCCATCGTGCAGAACGGCTCTCTTGATGCGTGGGTACAGACGATCCGCGAGATACGGAAAGAATGTGACCCATCTGTTCGCGTCCTGATGGCAGCGGCGTTCGCCTCCGTCCTCGTCAAGCCCTGCGACTGTCTGTCATTTTTTACCCATATCCACGCCAACAGCGAAGCCGGAAAGTCCGTCGCCCTGATGGTCGCGGTCTCGGTGTGGGCTGACCCGGAGAAGGGCAGATATTGGCGCACGTTCAACGGCACGACCGTGGGATATGAGCAGACGTCCGGGTTTTTGAACTGTCTACCGCTCTGCATCGACGAGCTTCAGACGAAAAACAAAGCCAAGACGACGCAAGAGGACATCGATCAAATCATATATGAGTTGTCCGAGGGCGTCGGTCGTACTCGCGGTGCGCGGCAGGGCGGAGTGCAGAACGTCAAATCGTGGCATAATATCATCATCACGACGGGCGAGGAGCCGATCACGGGATCAAATTCTCAAGGCGGTGCGCTTAACCGCACTATAGAGGTACGGTGCGACGTGGACAAGATATTCCGCGACCCCAACGCATTGGTCGGCGTGTTAAAATCCAATTACGGCTACGCCGGTCGTAAGTGGGTGGAGTTTCTTTCCAATCCCGATAACCTCCGCGAAGTCATCGACAAGCGTAAGGAGATTTTCGCTTCGCTCTCCGGGGCGACCGACAAGCAACTCGCTTCGGTGTCTCTGCTTCTCGTCGCGGATCACTATATCGAGCGGCTATTCTTCAACGACGGCATTCTGCTGACCCCTGAATATTTCCGTAATTCGCTCATTACAAGCGAGGAGATCGACCGCAATGAGCAAGCTCTTGAGTTTCTGCGCGGATTCGCCGCGTCGAACGCTTCACATTTCATCAACGGCAGTACGCCGGAGCCGTTCTCGCCCGTTTATGGTACGTTTGTAGACGATTATATATGTATAATTGACTCGGTTTTTGAGACGTATATGGCAAAATCCCATTTCAGCAGTAAATCGTTTTTGACGTGGGCGCAGAAGCGCGATCTTTTAATGCCGGACAAAGACGGCAGAAAAAAAGTATTGCGATCCGTTCAGGGGACAAAGGTCAGATGCGTATGCATTAAGAAAAATACCGATCCAACCATTGACGAGCAAAAGAAGCTCGACGAGGCGGAATATGACCTGCCGTTATAACGGTAACCAAAACTTTTTGGGCGTTTGGTTACCGCAGAAAAGTCCGAAAACCCCTTATTTTATGCGGGTTTACGGTTTGCGGTAACCAGTAACCAAAATTTTTTCGCAGATAACGTTCCGCGTGTGCGCGCGTATAGAATGTTTTTTTGTTGGTTACTCTGGTTACTTTGGTTACCGTAGCTTATTTATCCAGTATTTATGCGGGTTTTTGCGGTAACCAAAACGGTAACCAAGCGGTAACCAGTTACAATTTGTTCATAATTATAAAAGGAGATAAAAAATGACTACAATCATTAAAAAACACTATTGCGACATTTGCCGCGAAGAGGTAAGTAAGATCAAAAAAATACAAGTGCCGGTGTACTTGCATACATATCGCAATGGTAGTATGCTGGTAGATCGAATGTTTGAAGTCTGCAAACGGTGCTTGCCGAAGGTGGTTGTCACCCATATCCACGAGGATTCCCCAATGGACGAGAACGCGAGCCAGTTTGAGAACATATCGTTTGAGTATCCCAAACAGAACGGGTGAGGATCAGCGACCGTATGACCATCAAAGAAGCGCAGAAAGCATATCTCTATGACCGTTTGATCTTGTACGGCGGTCATAAGTATCCGATAATGCATATTATAACGTGGCTCGACCAAAACAAACATTGGCAGCACTCTTTCGCTCTTAAAGATAAAAATAACATTATCCAAGTTAATATTAAAGATTGTGAGGTGGTTTAATTTATGGCAGAACAGAAGAAACAGAACAAGACCGTTAATGAGCAGATTGCTGACGCGGTTGTTAAGAGAGGCAGAGGAAGACCAAAGGGAAGTACAGACACTAAACCTCGAACGCCCGGCAAACGACCCGACCGAACGGTGCAGACCAACCCCGGCGACAACACAAAGTATATCAATCACTCCCTCCGCCTCGCAGAATTGCCAAAATGCGATATGACAAACGCCGAAGCGGTCGGTGAACGGATAAAGCGTTATTTTGAGATCGTCGCAGAAGATGACATGAAACCGTCCGTCGTGGGTATGGCTCTCGCGCTCGGTCTTGACCGAAGAACGTTGTGGTCGTATCGTGTAGGTGCGGTAGGTAAAAGCGATGAGGTGAGAGACGTACTAAAAAAAGCTGTCGCCGTTCTCGACCTACAAATGAACGATTATATGCAGAACGGAAAGATAAACCCCGTGTCGGGAATCTTTTTGATGAAGAATCACTTTTCGTACACCGATCAGCAAGAGGTTGTTGTGACCCCGAAAACGCCGCTCGGCGAAGAGACAGACGCCGCTCGTCTCGCGGAGAAGTACAGCGAGAGCGTAGTGATCGACGGGGAGTTTACCGATCCGGCGCAGAACGAAACCGAATAAACAGAAAGCCCGATGCCGCAGAACGGCATGGGCTTTTCTCGTTGGTCGCGGAAAATCGCAGAAGGGCGCAGAACGGGGACACGACCCTCTCCAGCGAAAAAAATCTCCTCGCGGTAGAGTCACAGATACAAGCGTATGACCGTCTCTCGCACGAAATATTAGCGTATAAGCGCGTTAAATAAAATGGTAGTGTAATTATAGGGTAAATAATAAACGCGCTTAAAACGCGAAATAATGGCATTGTAGAGCGTTTCGGTATTTTATGTGACGTGCGGCGCGGGAAAAATAGACAAAGGAAAACCCCGGATTTGATCCGGGGTTCGCTTGTTTTACTCGATCACATTTCCGCTTTAATCGTCTTCTTGTGTGAGAGACGAATATTCCGTCAACTTTTCTCTGATCTCATCGAGATCGTGAATAATATCGTTAACAAGGGACGGCGGCGTCTCCCGGTTGTCGTGCGCTAAAATATCAAAGCAAACGTCTTGAATATAATCGCATTTGTTAATGATTTGTTGGATCGCATATTCAAAGTTCAATTCAAAGTCCATAAATTTTCCCCTTTTCTTTCATTTTATCACTTTACTTTGTTTTTGTCAATCTGTCTACGATCAATTCTCCGGCGATCAGCGCGACCGGAAAACCGATAAATAAAGTTATTATATATATCATTGTGCGCCCCCTAATAACCGTAGTGTAATACGGCGAGTTCGTCCCATTCCTCCGGCTGAAATGCTTTTAGCATAGTAAGCAAGGGCGTACGGCGGCGGTAGTGGTCTTCTGCTTCTGCTTTTTCAAGTATTCGGATTGCGTCGGATATGGTCATCTCGCGGAGCGGCTCGCCGTACATGTCGCGGGTGATCCATGTGTCGCCGTCGTCGCCTATGATTGCGTATTCGGTCGCGGGGTATAGTCTCATGTGATCGCTGAAATCGTAGTCTTTTCTGAGATCAAACGAGGCAATCACCTCGGCATATTTGTATTTTTTGCCTTTAATTAGTGGCATTGGCATATTGTATTTATCTTTTTGAATGATGTATAATCTGCTTTCATATCCCATTGTTTTATATCTCCCTTAACTTTCTCTGTCTTGCTTCAATTTCGGCGTTAATGGCGTCTTGTTTATGCTTTAGGGCGTCCGCGAGACCGTCGCCCTTTCGCTCACTTGCGCGGATTTGGTTTGTGAGCTTGTCAGATTGTAATATCAGATTAGATATCAGTTTGTACTCTCGCGCGATCTGTAGCTGTTCGCGATCTCTCCGGCGTTCGTCCGCCTCTGCTCTCCTGCGTTCCCTCTCCGCGTCGCGGATCGCTTGACGGCGTAGGCGTTCGGCTCTGTCGCGTTCCCGGCGTTCGTCCGCCTCTGCTCTCCTGCGTTCCCTCTCGCGTTCCTTCCGGGCTTTCGCTGCTGATTTACTCATGGCGTCGAGCATGGAGATCACCGGCGCGGCGATTATTAGGATACCTATTATTTTTACTATTGTTAATGCGTCCATGTATATTCTCCTTTTATATTAGATTTGATTTAATGTTTATAGAATGCTATAGTCTCGCCCTTGTTAAGTTCCCAGCATCCGACGCCGCGACAGGCGCACTCCGCACAATTTCCGCCGCAGATTTTCCACGCGTCCGGGATCGCGTCGCCCTTGAATATGACGTTGCTCTCCGGCATATTGTACGGATTTTCGGGTTTCCAGTCGCCCCAGTTTGAGTAAATAACTTTGAAATTTTCGGGGATCACGCCGCCGTCGCGGATAAAATCGTTTACGATCTCGTATTGCTTGGTAAACGCTAGCATGATCGATGACGGATTATTTTTTGCGATCTCGACGCAGCGCTTAAAATAATCAGCGTCCGGAAAATCGCCGGAAACATGCAATCTAAAGTATTTAGATAACGAGACGTGCGCGTTAAGCTGTCTGAAATACTCATCACGATCTGCAATTAATAATTGATAGTTACTCTGATATGCATTATTGACTGTCTTGTATATTCTACATAGTTTACAAGCGTAGCAGTCTTTGATACACGGCGCGTCCTTCCTGCACGTTATAACGGGCGGCAACGATACCGACGGGATCAGACCCATTTTTGAGTTGCCGGGGCTAACTTTTAATTTGATAGCGTTCATTGTTTTACCTCCTATTTTCCGGCGGTACCGTCGCCGGGCGGGTTTGATTTGATTACGGTAACATTGTATCACACATTTAAAAGTATGTCAATAGGTTTCTGCAAACTTTTTGAAATATTTCAAAATATTTTTTCGGAGTTTGTGACACGCAAAAAAAGACCGCAAAATTATGTGTCATATGGTATACCTTTTGAAATGTATTATATAATACCTATTATAGTTGGCGATCTCGTCTCGATTTCGGCGTGATCCCAACGCAGACGTATTTTTTTGCATACGGTGGGGGAAGGGAAGGGAAGGGAAGTGTTCAGGTGAGTCCTCCCACCACCCGCAAAAATAAAAAAAGGCAAACTTTTTTCAAAACCATATTGACATTTCAAAAATGTTATGATACAATACAATCAACAACCCAAAGGAGGGCGAGAAAATGAGAATAGGATACATCAGGGTATCAACGGAAGAGCAAAACACGGCGCGACAAGAGATACTAATGAAAGAACTTGGCGTAGAAAAAGTATTCATTGATAAGTGTAGCGGGAAAAATACGCTTCGCCCCAAACTTATGGAGATGTTAGACTTTGTGAGAGAAGGCGACACCGTAGTAGTAAGTGAGATAAGCAGATTTGCGCGGAACACGCGGGACTTACTTAACATGGTGTCAAAGTTAACCGAGTCCGGGGTACAATTTGAATCACAGAAAGAGAAGATTGACACGGCAACGCCGAGCGGACAATTTATGCTCACGATATTTGCGGCGGTCAGTCAACTTGAAAGGGATTACATTTTAGAGCGACAAAAAGAAGGGATTGAGGCAAAGAAAAAGCTCGGAGAGTTTAACGGTCGCCCGCCGATAGAGGTTGACCAAAAACAGTTTGAGCAAGAATACCGCTTATGGAAGAGCGGGGAGATAAGCGCAAGGACGGCGATGAGGCACATCGGTTTAAAGCCAAACACGTTTTATAGGCGGGTGAAAAAGTATGAGGAAGACAATAATGAAAAATAAGTGGCGACGTTACGAAAGGTTTAAAAATTTACCTCACTTTGAATTAATCCGCGAAAACAGTAGGATTACAATTCCGTCGATCTTTATGTTTAAAGGGGGATCGGAAGAACTTTTTCCGTTTTTGCTTGCTTGCGACGAATATAACTGTAGCGTGTATTTTGAGAACGAGAAAATTTCCTACGAAAAGAAGCCACTAACCGAAAACGGAATGGCAAACGTTGAACTTGCAATATATGCATCAATAGCTAATGATCCGAAAATGGTAAATGACTATATAAGGTATTTGGGAAATTTTGAAGCTATGAAGTGGGAAAATGTTTCCTACGAGCCGATATTGAAGGCAGAACAGACGGGTAAAGGAGACAGCGAATGACTTGTAAAGACTGCAAGATAAGCGATAAGTGCCAAGACAGGCACAAGAGTTTTGAGTACGAAAAAGACGGTGACAGTTGGGCGAATTGGTGCGATGACTTTCAGAGCGTACACAAAGGGAAAAGAGTTGTCGTTGACGGGTACACCGTTATGCAGAGCGGAGAAAACCATCACGTTATGATCGTTGACGCGGAGGGAAACATGATAATGCATTCCGCGTGTACAAGGGAACTGACGGAGGATGAGCTTCGCGGACAACTTGACCTTTACAGAATGTTGGTAAAAGCCGTAAAGAGAATCGAGGACGAAGAGGGCGATGTCTGACTTAATAATCACCTATAAAAACGAGGGCGAGGTTGTAGAAATACCGTGTGACGCGGATTTTGAGTCATTTTCGGGGGATCATATACCGTTTCAAACGCGGTATTCACCTCAAAGAGAAGCCAAAATTGTAAAAGCGCAAAACAAAACACTACAAATAATGGTTAAGTTTGAGGACAAATGCTATTTAACGATTAAAGGAAGACTCGTGGTAATCGGGCCAGACAATGACGTTCTTAATTTTGGCATAGTAGCCGAAAAACCACCGATTTTTCATCCTCCGCGATATGCGGGAAATAACAAATATATAAGAGAGTAAAGGAGGGAATATAATGAACCCGATAGACAAACTTCGAAAAATGCTCGATGAAGCGAACATACCGTATGAAAATAACATTAAGGCATTTCCCCCGGAATATAAAATGATTGATATTTTCGGTGAACCGGGCAAATATTTGAACAATCAGGTCGTGTTCGGTCGCGGATTATCGGTCGTTGACGAGTGGCTGTTTGACGCAATATGGCAAGCGGGATCATATGGCGCAGAGAACGGACTGCTTGAAACATACGGCGAGTTAGGGAAGCAGAGAAACGGCGAGCCGGACACTATGACGCCGGAAGAAGCGTTTGATGTGATAAAGAAAAAGTTTGACAGTTATTTTATTGAGACGACAAGTTGCGCGGATGGTGGTCGCATATTGTATGAAAAACATCCCGGATTTGAATGTCCCAAACAGTTTAAAAAGTACGCATATAAGATGTACATTTGAAAGACAATAACCGCTAACCTCGCGGAACAATTAAATAATCGACTCGCACAACAGGGTGTGAGGCAACAGCCGACAGGGGCTACGAGATAAAACTCGTGGTCTCTGTTTTTTGTTTCACGGGAAACGAAAACGCGATCCCGAAAATCGCGCGAAAATGTAAAAAGGGGATAATATGGATAACGAGAGAATAATCCGCGCAATATGGGCGAAGATCAAAGAGTCGCCGTCAGAGGTGGGGGCGTATGAGGATATGTTCGCAATGTGCCGAAACATTGAGCCGGAGAACTTCGGCAGGGCGCACGAGCTGAACGAGGAATTACGCCGCAAAGTCTCTTTCGCGGTGAAAAAGCAATGGAATGTTCGCGGATTCTTTGAACTTTATAAGAAAACGCTCCTGTTCGACGCTCCGCACTATTTCGACGCATATATGCTCTACCTTGAGATCGACCGCGAGCCGTCGGCGAGATTTTATCAGCCGAGGCGCCGGATATTGAAGCGCGTCGTGGACGCTTTGCAGAAGTTGGTCGATGACGAGCTTGACGAGTTGTTCATCTCCTGTCCACCGAGGATTGGTAAGACAACGCTGCTTTCATTCTTCATAACGTGGGTAATGGGGCGCAACAGCGAAAAATCGAATCTGTACTCCGCGTACTCCGACACCATCACTTCGGCGTTTTACAATGCCGTTTCGGAGATACTGACAGACCCCGATACCTACCTTTGGAACGACGTGTTTCCCGAAGCGAAGATCGTACAGACGAACGCAAAAGACGAGATACTAAACATCGACCGCAGAAAGCATTATCCGTCTCTCACCTGCCGGTCGATCTACGGCACGCTGAACGGCGCGTGTGACTGCGACGGCATACTTATCGCGGATGACCTTGTGTCCGGCATTGAAGAGGCGTTGAACGTCGAACGCCTCAAATCGCTTTGGAACAAGGTGGACAACAACTTCCTCACCCGTGTCAAGGACGAAAAGAGCGGAGTCAAAAAGCTATGGATCGGTACAAGATGGTCGCTTGTCGATCCCATCGGCATCAGGCGTGAACTGCTTGAGAGCGAGGACAGTTACAAAAACGTGAGATATGAAGTGATTGACCTTCCCGCGCTTGACGAGAACGACGAGAGCAATTTCGATTATGACTATAACGTAGGATTCTCGACGGAGTTTTATCACCGCCGCCGCGCCTCGTTTGAGAAGAACAACGACCTCGCCTCGTGGGATGCAGGGTATATGCAGAGACCCATCGAGCGAAGCGGCACGCTGTTCGCGCCGGAAGACTTGAGATTTTATAACGGCGAGCTTCCCGACGCAGAACCGGATCGCGTATTTATGGCGGTAGACCCGGCGTTCGGTGGCGGCGACTTTACGGCTTCGCCCGTCTGCGTACAATACGGCGACGATATATACGTCCACGACGTGGTGTACAACAACGAGGACAAGCGCATAACACAGCCGCTTATCGTCAAGATGATCGAAAAATACAACGTAGCCGCCTCGCGGATAGAACTCAACAAGTCTACGGAGACGTATAAGGACGGGCTTGAGAGTATGCTAAAGGAAAAGGGAATACGCATCAATCTCACGTCGAAAGCCGCGCCGAACAATAAGGCGAAGGATCAACGCATATTTGACAAAGCACCCGACATCCGCGATATGATGATATTTAGGGAATCCGGCAAGCGGAGCAAGGAGTACGAACTTTTTATGCAGAACGTCTTTTCATTCAAGGTCTTCGGCAAAAATCAGCACGACGACGCGCCGGACAGTCTCGCTATGGCGGTAGATATGGTATTGTCTCCGTCGCGGAAGGTGGAAGTGTTCAAGCGCACGTTTTAATTTAAAAACAACAAAATACTGACACAAAACCACAATATATTGATATCTAAAACTATTGACACACTATATATTGTGTGCTATAAATAATATGAAAAATACTATCAAGGGGTACGGGCATTGGTCGGAGTTGACAGATTCGGGCGAGACGTAATTTATACGGACGTTGAGGAGATCACCGCCGATAACATAATCGACGTTCTTAACACCGCGCTTTCGGTACATATGAGGAATCGCGCTGACATACAGTATCTCTATGACTACTACAAGGGCAAACAGCCGATACTTCAGCGCGTCAAGGACGTCAGACCCGAAATATGTAACAAAATCGTTGAAAACCGGGCGAATGAGATAGTGTCCTTTAAGGTAGGTTATCTCATGGGCGAGCCGATACAGTACGTCAACCGCACGAGCGACGAAAAGGTGTCGGAAGAGATAAACCGCCTCAACGAGTATATGTTCGCGGAAGACAAAGCTCCGAAAGACAAGGAACTCGCGGAGTGGTCTCACATCTGCGGTACGTCGTACCGAATGGTTCTCGCCGATCCTACGGGTGAGGAGGATGAAGCCCCGTTTGAGATTTACACGCTCGATCCGCGAAGCAGTTTTGTTGTTTACCATAGCGGTCTCGGCAACAAGCGCGTTATGGGCGTCAAGTACGTCGAACGACAGGACAACACGACGATATACTCGGTCTACACAAGAAACAAGTATTTCGAGCTATCGGGCAATCAGCTCCTCGCGGACAAGATAATCAAGATCGAAGACCACTATCTCGGCGACATCCCGATCATCGAGTATCCGGCAAACACCGCGAGACTCGGAGCGTTCGAGATAGTCCTCCCGCTTCTCGATTCCATCAACACAACCCTGTCAAACAGGATCGACGGGATTGAACAGTTCGTACAGTCGCTGCTCGTCCTCAAGGGCGTTGACATAGAAGACGATAAATTCGTATCGCTCAAGGAATTGGGCGGCATAGTTGTTCCCCCTGACGGTGACGTATCGTATCTCGTACAGGAACTTAATCAAACACAATCACAAACATTGGCAGACTCCATGTACGAGACGATACTCACCATTTGCGGAATGCCAAACCGCAACGGCGGAAGCTCGACGAGCGACACCGGCAGCGCGGTCATTCTGCGTGACGGATTCTTTGCGGCGGAAAGCAGAGCGAAAGACTCGGAGATGACGTTTAAGAAGTCGGAGAAGATATTCCTCCGTCTTGCCTTGAACATCATGAACACATTCCGTGAAACGAATCTGAAGCCCTCCTCGGTTGAGCCGCACTTTACGCGCAGAAATTACGAGAATATACAGGAAAAGACGCAGGTGCTGACCACCATGCTCAACAACGACAAGATACATCCGCTCCTCGCGTTTGAGCATTGCGGAATGTTCGCCGATCCGGGAAGCGCGTACACGATGAGCATGGACAACTACAAGGCGCGTCTCGCGGAAGAAATGAAAGCACTTGAGGATTTTACCGCAAAGAAAACGGCAGAGGACGCCGCCGAAGCGTCGGACGGTGAGGAAATCGCGTAATGTACAAATACACCGACAGGATCATAACGCACATCGACCGTCAACTGATACACAAATTCGCCGCGCTGAAAAGCATGGCGTCCTATGACGAGATGAACGTCATCGGCGAAGTGAACACGGTCTACGCGGATATCGACGGAATGATACGCCGCGCGTTTCTGATTCTTGCGCGGACAACATATGAAAAGCACGTTAAAGACAACAAGCAGACCATAGACGAATATTGGCTTGACAGACTTCTCGATTCTTACGACGCGACCACAAAATACGTTTACTCTAATGAGTTTGATCGCAAACGCGGACGGTTGATTGAAGCCGTTATATCAAGCGACACCAAGAGCAAAGAGATAGACGGTGCGCTTCGCTCAATGTCGTTTATGGTCCACGTCTACGCGATCCGCGTGACGGACGAGGCGGTGCTGCAAGCGTACCGGGATGATGAGGTAGAGCTTATCGAATGGGACGCGGAGGAAGACGAGAAGACCTGCGCCGTGTGCGCCAAACGCGACGGCAAGATATACGAGATCGAGGCATTACCGGCAAAACCGCATATGAATTGCCGATGCGAATTTTGGGCGGTGGATGATGACAGTAAACGAAGAAAAAAGAAAAAGACTTCTCGATGACAGTACAGTCGAGGAGATAGAACGCATCATCCGGCGCGGAAACAAAGCCGAGATCAAGATGGAAAACAAAAACGCGGTGGTCGTTGAGATCAAACGCCGCGTCACAGTCAAGCAACCTACAACAGGGTAGGTGCTAAAAAGTCAAAAGGGACTTCAAGCGATAAAACGCTCGAAGTCCTTATTTTTTATGTCAGGGAAGACATTAAAACGCAAGGGAGAGACAACTTCCGTACCAAACAGAAAATAACGGTCAGGGAAGACCTAAAAACGCGAAAGGAAACGAATATGGCAAAAATCGACGTAAACACCATCGAGGGTTACGCAGAGATGACCCCGGAGCAGAAGATCGCCGCGCTCGAAGGATTTGAGTACGAGGATCATTCCGCAGAGAACGAACGCCTCAAGAACGCTGTCTCAAAGGCAAACGGAGAGGCGGCGAACTGGAAGAAGAAACATAACGAACTTCTTTCCGAAGACGAACGCAAAAAGAACGAGACCGAAGACGCGCTGAACGAAATGAAAGAACAGCTCGAAGAATACAAAAAGCGCGACAAGGTCAACACCTACAAAACCAAACTCATCGCGGACGGTTACGACGAAACGCTCGCGGACGAAACGGCGAACGCTCTTGCAAACGGCGATATGGATAAGTTTTTTGCCAATCAGAAGACATTCCTTGAAAGCCACGATAAGGCATATAAAGCACAGCTTATGGGCGGGACTCCGACGCCTCCTCCCGGAAAAGGAACGGACGAAGCGATGACGCTTGAGAAGCTCCGTAAACTTTCGTTGGAGGAAAAAACGAAGTTTTATCAGGAAAACCCCGAAGAATACAAATCATTATATGAAGGAGACTAATTATGGCGCATACCGTCTACGAAAATTTCTTCCTTTCCTCAACTGTTGAGGATCAGTTCAACTCGCATCTCGATCTTCAGACTTTCTTCACCGTTGACAACTCTCTTGTCGGCAACCCCGGCATGAAGCGCAAGATCAACGTCTATCGCGCAACCAACGGTACGCAGAAGCTCGCTATGGGTGCCGGAAACACCGAGTCCATCGAGGTCAGCTACATTCAGAAAGAATACGATATTCTGCTCGCACAGAACAGATTCAAGTACTACGACGAACAGGCGATGACCGATCCTATGCTCGTCCCCGTAGGCATGAGACACGCGGCGACCGATATGTTCAATACCGTCAACGCGGACTTCTACGGCGAGCTTGCCAAGGCGACCCGCGTCGTACCCGTCGCTTCCATCGGCTTCAACGCTTTTGCGGACGCGCAGTCTATGCTTGAGTCCGAAAACATCGAGGGCGAAGCTACTTTCGCTTTCGTATCCCCCGCGGATATGGCAACGATCCGAAAGACCCTCAAGGACGATCTCAAGTACGTCGAATCATTCGCACGCACCGGCTATGTCGGTACTGTCGCGGGAACCAACCTTTACATCAAGAAGGACGCCACCCCCGGCGAAATCTACCTCGCCACCAAAGAGGCGGTCACCCTCTTCAATAAGAAGGGCGTCGAGGTCGAGCAGAGTCTTCCCGGCAGCCGTTCGGCAGACGACGCGAACATCCGTCAGTCCACGATCTACACCCGCAAGTACTACCTCGCGGCACTCACGAACGAGAACAAGGCGATAAAGATCGCAGTCGGCGCGACCGCTACGGTATCTACCGACACTTCCGCGTCCTCGTCCAAGACTTACTACGCACCCGACGGACTCGGCTACGTTAAGGTCGAAGGCGCAAAGTCGAGCGACAATCCGTCCACCAAAGGTTGGTACGAGATCGCCTGACATCAAAAAATAACAAGAGAAGGAGAGCAGAAATGACCACCGAACAAAAACTCAAGGTATTGAGGTCTATGACTGATGAGAGCGATGAGGACATACTGCTCTCCTATCTTGACATTGCCAAGCAAAAGGTACTTGCCAAACTGTATCCGTTCGATCCCGAACGCAACGATATACCCGAAAGGTACGCGATGACGGTCATCGAAATTAGTGCCTATCTCTGTAACCGACGCGGAGCGGAAGGCGAGACGGAGCATTCGGAAAACGGGATTCAGCGCGTTTATGAGAGCGCGTCCGTACCCGATTCGATGCTTCGCCACGTCATCCCTTACGTCAAGGTGTTGGGAGGCGACGCGGAGTGAGGTGTTTGGAGCGCAATAAGCGTTTGTTTTACTACGCGCAACCGTCCTCAAGTCTAACGCCGATACTCGACGATGACGAAAACGAGACGGGCGAGTATATGATGACGTTCGGCACAAAAACCGCGATGAAAGCGAACATTTCGGCAGTTACCGGCTCGGTAGCGCGGGAGTGGTACGGCATCGCGGAGAAGTATGACCGCGTGATATGCTTCGAGGGCGAATGTCCGTTCGACGAAACGGCGGGTCTGTGGATAGACAATCTGTCCGCAGATAGCCCCGATTACGGCATAAGGGCGATATCGGAGTCGCTTAACAGTACGTCCGTACTTGTCAAGAAACTTGTATGAGCGTGGAAGTAGAGGGCTTCGAGGATATCGGCAAGATCATCGACTCGACGGTAACGGAGATATGCGACAGCATAGATTCAAGCGTGAGATCGAGCGCCGAAGAAGCGCGGATGAAAGCCGAGATGGGATTCGCATTTGCGGAATATCCGGGTGACAACGACGTTGAAGTCGAAAAGACCGAAACGCAGAGCGGTGAAAGTTACACCATCGACATTACGGCTTCCGGCAACGCGGTGACATTCATCGAGTTTGGCACAGGCGTGCGGTATGCGGCAAACGAACATCCGCTTGCCGCAGAGAACGGTATGATACGCGGAGAGTATGGTCAAGGTCGAGGGGCAAGCCCCAAAGGATGGCTGTATCGAGGCGTAGCGGGCAATTCCGACGCGGAGCCGTCCACGAAGGTACCCGGACTTATGCACACATACGGAAACCCCGCGGCAATGGCAATGTATAATGCGGGCAACGAGATGGAGCAAAAAATAGACGAGGGGATAGATAGAGCATGAGAGACATTGACGCACAGATATTCACCGCAGTCAAGGATAGCGTGATATCGGAATACGATAAAGCGTTTGTGACGGGAGAATACACCACAAAGCCGAAGGGCTTTCCCTGCGTCACTTGTCTTGAAATATCGAATCTCCCGGACTATCGGTCGCTCGATCTCGAACATAAAGAAAACCTCACGCGGGTCGAATATCAAATCGAGATATTCACCCACGGGACGGGCAAGAAAGCGCAGGGGCGAAAGATATTCGCTCTTGTGGACTATGCGATGAGCGGTATGGGATTCATCCGTTCTTTCGCGCAGACGATACCAAATTTCGCAGATGAGACCGTTTGGCGGTATATTTTGCGATACTACAAGATAATAAACTAAATAAAGGAGAAAAAAGCATATGGCAATTTCAACATATAATGCGGTGTTGAAGTGGGGCACTTCCTATGATAACGCGGAAAAAGTAGTTGACATCAAGGATTTCCCCGAACTTTTCGGAGATCCGAATCTGCTTGAGACGACCACCCTCGCGGACGATCAGCAGACCAACATCCTCGGCATCAAGCAGTCCTCGCTTCTGAAGTTCACCTGCAATTATACAAGCGCGGCTTTCGCTACTTGCAATACTGCCGCTAACAGCTCGAAGTATTACGTCCTTGAACTGTCGGACGGCTCTAAATTTAGATGGCAGGGTCAGCATACGCTCGGACTTCCCGGAAAGGGCGTCGATCAGGTCATTGAGTTTACAATCAACATCGCGGCATCCACGGTTCCGGAGTTTGTGGCGGCGACGATATAAGCGAAGCAAAGGGGGAAACGAAAAATGGCAAAGACAAAACTCGAACTGACTTACAAGGGCGTTGATTACTGCCTTGAGTTTACCGCAGAGACCATCAAGGAGCTTGAGCGCACAGGAAAGGTCAAGTTCGGAAAACTTGACGATCAGGCACTTACCGTCACCGAGGAACTTTTCTACGGCACGTTCGACGCGAACCACAAGGACGTGAAGCGCAAACTTCGTCAGGAGATTTACCACGAACTCGCCGAACAGGACGAGGATGGCGAGGAACTCGCAAAGGTATTAGCGGAAATGGTCGATGAAGCCATCGACTCGCTCAAGCCTTCGGGAAACGTGAGCTGGAAGAAGACGCACTAACCGATCCTTCTCGAACTTCTTCCACAAGCGGCGAGACCTACTGGCTCGACAATCTGTGCGTCTACTATATGGGGTGCGGGATAACGCCCGAACAGTTTTGGTATGGTGACTATACGTATTTCCACTACTACGAACGCGCGGAGCAAGCTCGGCAAAAGCGCGAGAACTACTTCGCATGGCTCAACGGAGTGTATACGTTCAAGGCACTTGCCGCCACGGTCGGGAATATCGGAGCGAAAAACAAGAGCGATATGAACGAATATCCCGACCGACCCCTTGCGATGACCGCCGAAGAGATCGAGGAGGAGAAACGCCGCAAATACGCAGAGAAGGAACAAAAGTTTATCGCGGGAATGCAAGCCCGGATAAGCCAACTTAAAGCGCAACAGGAGAGGAAGCAGAATGGCTGAAATCATTGAGAAAAACGTAAAAATAATCGTGACCGTCGAACGCGATGGAGTCAAGAGAAGTTTACGGGATATTCAAAGTGATGTTGAGGAAGTCGCCGCCGCTTCCTCTTCTGCCGTTTCAGAGGTAGAGGAAAAGGTAAACGAGTCCGCGAGCAAGACATCAAGCAGATTCAAGGAATTAGGCGAGAAAATCAAAGGACGGATCGACGGCATTAAGACCGCCGTACTTCCCGCTATCGGTGAAATCAAAAGCACTACGCTATCCGCTATCGGTACGCTCACAAAGTCGATAGGGAGGATAGCGTTTTATCGCACCATACGCTCGGCTATCAAACTGTTCACTTCGGGCATAGGCGAAGGTATTCAAAATTTCGTGCATTACAGCGCGTCAGCACAGGCGGCGATGGATAAATTCGCCACCGCGTCAATGTATCTCAAGAACTCGCTTGGCGCGGCACTTACGCCCGTAATAATGAATCTCATCCCAAAGTTCGTCGAGCTTGTCAACGTCATAGTCAAGGGTATCGAGGCGTTGTCGATGTGGTACGCCTACATCAACGGTAATTCCACATATACCCGCGCAAAGCCCGATTACTTTGTGCATTGGGGTGAGGACGCGGAAGAAGCGACCGAAAAAGTAAAGGAACTGAAGAACTCCATACTCGGCTTCGACGAACTGAACGTACTCAATGATAATAACGCAAGTTACGGATCGTCGGGTAAAAACGATTTGGTCAACTACGGCGATATGTTCGAGGAAGCACCTATCAATATGGAGACGGTCAATACAGTACAAAAGATATACGATTGGGTAGTAAAGATAGCAAAAGTTCTCGCGGGCATCTTTATATTTAAAGAAATAGCGGGAATAATCAATACTTTACGCAGTCTTGGGGTGCTTGGTAAAGCGGGCGGCTTTTTAATTACACTTGCCGTCGAATTTGCTCTTGTTTTCGGCTCGATGAAGAATATATTCAAAGGCGAGGGTACGCTTAAGGACTGGATCGTCGCGGGTATCGCTACTGCGGCGGGCGTCGGTATCGGAGCGGTCACTTTCGGCGCGGCGGGAGTCGTTATCGCTTTGGGCATATCGGTTGCGGCTGTTCTTTCGGCTTGGGCGGCGGCAGACTACGAGAAGTCCGACACATACAAATATGTGCAGGGACTTAAAAACGCCATCCAAAAGCAAAAAGAAGAAATCGACGGTATTATTTCCGAGATCGGCACACGCTCCGACGAGTATGACAGTATCGTCGGAAAATTCAGTACCGCTAATCAAATAATAGATAAGATATATGACTTCGCGCAAAAGGAGAATAAGAGCGATTCCGATATTGCGATAATCAAGAATAATATCGAGGCGTTGAATACTCTCGGCTTGGGAGGCGTTATCGGAGAATTTGACGAATTGACGGGTTCTTTATCAAGGACGCGAGAGGAAGCAAAGGCATTGCTTACGGATATGCTTAAAACCTCGGTCGTTAGTTTCGCATCCCAAAATATGGGCAACGCTCTTGTCGATCAATATAAGCTCCAAAATCAGTTGGAAGTGGCACAAGCAAACCTCGACGCGGCGTATAGTTCTTTTTATGGCGTTTACGAAAAAGCGGGATTTACGCGAGAAGAACTGCGAAAACTTATCGAGGCAAAGGCGAGCGGAAAAAGCGATATGGAAGCTGCCATTGAAGCCACCGGTGGATTGATTAACGGAGTATTTAACGGAAATACGGAAAAAGCGTTCAAGCTGGTAAAACTTTTTGTAAGTGGAGAATGGAAAGACACCTATGATGCCTTAAAAGCGGCTCAAGCAAACTATGATAATATCGAAACCGCTCTCGGCGAAGTAAACGATCAGATAACTACATATTCCGATCTACTTTCAAGTGAGTTTGTCGTCGGTACGGACGAGGCGGGAAAATTTGCGATCCAAACATTCACCGACATCGCTTCCGCCGCTAAAAACTCCGGTATTAACATCTCCGCCGACACCGCCGGCGTGCTCGCAAACTTGAGTGACAACATCACCCTCTACACCGACGGATACAAGACTTCTATAGTCAACAGCGCGGGAGAGACGGTCACGGAAGTCGAAGGCAAGTATCAGGAACTCAAGACTTTCTTACAGAACTTGAATCCGAGCATAAGCGTTTCCGTCAAATGGAAGGCGAACGAACTCGCGCCCACTATCAAACCGCAATTAGACATGAGCAATTACTACGAAGGTATGTCGCACGTCAGCGTAACGAACGCGCCTCGCATAAGCGGCTTCGAGATAAGAGAGTACGCAACGGGCGGCTTCCCCGAAGACGGTCTTTTCCTCGCCAACCACGGCGAGCTTGTGGGCGGCTTCAGAGGCGGCAGAACAGCGGTAGCCAACAACGAGCAGATCGTGGACGGAATCTACAGAGGTGTCCGCGAGGCAATGGAAGACGCTAACGCCGGCGGCGGCGGTGGAGATTGGGTCATTCAGGTCGTGGACGCGGGCGGCGTTGTGCGAGGACAGACGATAATTTCGGCGGCAGAACGCGCAAACAAACGCGCGGGAACTACGGTATTGACGGTAGGAGCTTAATTATATGGCAACGACAGGACTTATAACTCTCGGCGGTACGGCGGTAGGAACGGGCGCGAACGAAATACCCGTTCCGAGCAAGTTTACCATAACATATCAAGACGTGTCCGCAAAAGATGCGGGACGAACTCAAGACGGTACGATGCACAAGATGCCGATAGGTACGGTGGCAAAAGCGCAAATCGAGTGGCGCGGATTATCCACGGAAGAGGCACACCGCGTGCTCGTCAAACTTCAGGGACGCGCGGGTGACGGTGCTATCTTCGCCACATTTCTCGATCCGTTCGCGCTCTCTATCAGAGCGGACGTAGCGTTCTATGCGGGCGACCGTTCGGCGACGCTGTCAACGGGCGCGATACGCAAGATTGGGAGCAGTATGTACGGCGTGTGGAACGACATCACGGTATCGCTCATCGAAATATACGTCAATTAAAAGGGGCTACTAATCTATGATAAATACGGTTGACGCGGAACTGCTCGATCTAATCGACGACGGTGACGTAGAGTATCCCATCGTCGTCTGCACAAACAGCAACGGCGATTGCAAATACTTCGGTGAGGCGGACATATGGAGCGACTCGCTTGAGGTAGATCGCTACCGATCCGTAGGCAACTCCCCCGAAATCGGAACGGCTATCGCGGCGGAGTGCAAGGTCTCGTTCCGATATGACGAGGACTTTATGCAGTACTTCGGCGACGGATGGGACTTGTGCGTGTTTGCGGGATGTAAGTCGTATTGGGACTGCTCTCACCTTACTGACGGAAGTACGTTCGGCGTAGCCAAGACCGTCGCGCAGATACAAGACATATATGACGCGCTCGAAAGCGGCGAACGCAAGCAGATACTGTACGTCGGTGATATTGATGATATCGGAGACAGCGACCGTGTGAGCTTCGGGCAGGTCGTGATACTCCAAAAAAGCGAAGCGGCGTTAAATTACTCGATCTTTGCGCCCGTAATTCCGCTTGGGATATTTTACGTTGACGGGATCAAGGCGAGCGATACGTCGATAAGCGTTACCGCGCTTGATTGTATGGCTCTGCTTGACAAACCTGTGTATTTGGTAGGACTTGGCGGGTTGCGATGTGCGCCGCATATTCCGGGCGGACGCGGGTATTTTCCGCCTGCGGGGACGAACATCTATGCCGCCGACCCGTGGACAGGCTATAAATTCGTCGATGATACCTACGCGGGTATTGGCGTGGCGATGACCGATTATATTACTACTTTTACCGAAGTGACGGACAAAATCACAACCGTGACGGGTATCAGAGTGCAGAGGTTATGGAGATTGCCGGACGCAGATCATACACAGCGTCAACCTTATATATACGGAAACGATATCGCGAGATTTACTGACAATTACACATACCGACAACTCCTACAGTTTATCGGACAGTTGACGGGGACTTGGTTTTACGCTTCGCAGACGGAGCGCGGATTCATCAGGTGTAGCGGCGGTTTTACTGTTGGCGACGAATACATAACGCTTGACAAGTCGATGCTTTACACCTATGAGATGGGATCGCTTGCTCCCATCAAGATCAGAAACATAGTGATATCAAGCAACGGCAAGACTTACTCCGCGAACGTATCGCAGAGCGGTACGGTAGACTACAATATCTCAAATAACCCGTTTCTTACCAACGTGCCGCGAGAGCATCTGATTACGCGATACGCGCAGGAGATCGCAAACGCAATAAAAGCGTACAATATGGACGAGTATCAGCCGTACAAGGCGACGATAGTGCAAAGACCCTACCTTGAACTTTCCGACGCGGCGGTAGTTACCTACCCGAACGGGGACACGACCGTCTCACCCATCACGCGGATCACCTACCGCCTGAATCAGCCGACAGCCATAGAGTGCGCGGGGAGTAGCGATACGATATCAACGATAGGGTCGGGATCATCGGGATCGTCCGCTACGGTCGTAAAAAACACCATAAACAACGTTAGGACGCCCGATATGGTAAGCGCGTCAACGACCGTATTCTACAACGGACTCGGAGTCGCGCCGCAGGGTACATTCCGTGTATCGTCGGGTCTCAACGACTATTCTCTGTTCTTTGTGACGCTCGCCACCAACGCATCGACCCCGACGTACCACAGACTCTTGTGTTACAAGGACTTGACGAGTGCTACGACGTTATCGGCTATCGCAGGGTCTCTTGTCACACTTGAAAACGGAACGCGAAAGATATATACCGCGAGGATATCGTTTACCGATGATAATACAACGGGAGACGATACCGACAGCGCGAAATACAAGTGCTACGTCAATACGGCAGAGTCATCCGCGAGCGCATCCGATTGTAAGGTAATAAAAGTGGAAGGGATATTATAATATGAATATTATTATTAATAAGTATTGTGTCAAGCCCGACAGTATCACGCTCGGCACGAACGGCTCCTACGGCGTGGAAACGCTGACGTTCGCGTTCTCGGAAGATTGGGACGGTCTGACGAAAACCGTAACTTTCATTCCTCCCGGCGAAGAGACGGGAGTTGTCGTCGTTCTCGGTGCTGATAATACTTGCAACGTACCGTATGAGATGACTACGACGGGAGCCGGGTACGGAAAGATCGCTGTTCAGGGTATCAAGCAGGGCGAGAGCATTATCACGCTCACAATCATTGCGCGGATCATGGATACTATCGAGCCGTCCGTCACGCCTCCCGGCAGTCCTACGCCCACGGAAATGGCGCAGGTGTTTGAGGCGATGAATACCGCAGTCGAGACGGCGCAGAGCGTCCGTGACGATGCAGACAACGGCGTTTTTGACGGCGAAAAAGGCGATAAAGGCGACAAAGGCGATAAAGGCGATAAAGGCGACAAGGGAGACAAGGGCGATAAGGGAGACACCGGCGCGACCGGACCGAAGGGCGATAAAGGCGACAAGGGCGACGCCGGTGCGACCGGCAAGGTCACCGATTTTCTCGCCGAGGACTGTACCGCCATCCCTACCGATAATTGGACATTATCCGACCGCGTACTATCTCATCATAGTAACGCGGCGTCGAGCGCGGAGTTTTTTGCTATTGCAACAGACAAGCTGCATTTCGTCGCCTCCGTTGACTATCCGCACGTCATACTCGGCAAGACCACGACAGAGGGTCAGTACATAGTGCTGACGCGGATTTCTGATAATCTTGAGTATCAGGTGCGCTACTATTCCGCGACCGAGAAAGTAAACGGCACGACGTTTGTTGTGGAAGCAGAGATCAAAGACGGCGACGAGATCATCGTCACGCGCAAAGACGGAAAAGCCGTCGTGTATAACGTGACCGAGGATACCACTATTGCCGAAGTTACGCTTTTAACGTATAGCGATAGCGGTGTAGATTGTCTCGGCTTTTGCGAGATAAAAGCGTTGAATTGGCACGCTGACGCGGAGATCGCCTCGGAAGTTTGCAAAGAAAAGTTTGATTTTATGACCGCGCCGGAAGTCGCCGATATGATCGCCGGAGATAAAAAGGACAAGGTAGATCTCATCGTCTTTGCCGGGCAGTCGAACATGGCGGGACGAGGTGTACTCGCCGACGCGCCGGACGTTTTACCGGGTGCAGCGTTAGAGTTCCGCCCGATATCCGGAAGTGACTCCCAGTGGTTTTATGAGTTTGGCAAGACGTTGAGCTTTGGGCAAAACGAAAATAAGTCAGACGGGATATGGGACGTCAACGGCTCCGGCAATACGCAGAAGCGCGGCGGTCCCGTCCCGGCTTTCGTAAACGCATACTACGAGCACGGCGGCGTCCCGGTCATTGCGGTTTCGGCATCCGAAGGCGGCACATCAAGTAACGTTTGGCTCAACGGAAAGTCAGGACGAGATCTCTGGGGCGATCTCGTCGATCGATACGAGCTCGCCCTCGATAAATGCGAGGAAGCCGGATACAACATAAGGCACAAGTACATCGCATGGATGCAGGGCGAGAGCGACGGCGACACGTCCGTAACCGAAAGCGCATATCGCGCAAACCTCAAAACGCTCTTTGAAACGAATATAAACGGTAAACTTGCCACAGACGGGTACCCGTCGCCGGACAACGTGCTTATCATCCGGATCGGCTATCGCAAGGACGGCGTCTACGCCGACGGATATCGGGATATAATGCGCGCTCAGAACGATCTGTGCGCGGAAAAAGAGTACGTTATGATCTCCAAGATCGCTTCGGAGCTCGCCGAAGATCCGGATCTCTGGTACAAGATCAGCGACGGCGTACATTTTAACCAAGCAGGGCTCAACTTAATCGGTGCAAATGCCGGAGCAAATGCTGCGTTTTTTGCCTCCACTGGCGTCGAGCCGATCCCTTATGACAGCGAGCGCGTGACTCACGCAGATCTCGCTACGAAGTACACGCTGCCTGCTAACGGAATACCGGCGACGGATATCGCCGACGGAGTCATACCGTCCGCACTATCCGAACTCGCGGACGACTCGACACACCGTACCGTGACCGACGCCGAAAAGGCGGCGTGGGATGGTAAGTATCTCAAGCCCGCCGGCGGAATACCGGCAACGGACATCGCGCCGCAATACGATCTCGCGTACAGCGAGACGATCTCTGACACAGGCGTTAGGGCGATTACGCTATACGACGACGCGAGCCATCCGATAAAGGGCTTCGAGCTGTACTGTAATTTCGGCGCCGCGTCCGGGAATGGCACAATCGAGTTTCATATAAACGGTACGGGCGTCTATAAGCGCACAAACGCGCTGACGGCTAACGGTACCGGCGTCAGAGCAGAGATGGATCTGAAGGGCTACTGGACCGGCGGCTGCGCGACCGGCTCTGGCAACGCCGACGCAAATGCTTCCGCCGGGATGCTCGCCAGCATTCGGAAAGGCAGCGTGACTGCGAACGCGACGACCGTCGAGATGAAAACGAGCGTCGACATCCCGGTCGGCTCGACTGTCGAGATGTTTGTAATTTATGCATGAGGAGGCGGTAGCATGGATGGAATACTGGCTGCTGTAGCGTGCGTCGCGGGTCTGTTTGTCGCGTTGGCGCTGACCGCGCTTTGGGCAAGCGGAGGTGATCGCAAATGAGTGTGCTCACGACGATCTTACAATGGGCGATCCCGGTCGTCTGCGGCGCAGCAGTCACGCTGGCGGCGACCGCCTTCGCAAAAGTCCGCGCGTCCGCGAACGGCTTGCAATGTCTCCTGCGCGCAGAGATCATCCGCCAATACGAGAAATGGAGCGACCGCGGCTTCTGCCCGGTGTATGCGAAGGAGGCGCTCGAAAAGGCGTACACGGCGTACCACGGGCTGGGCGGTAACGACGTCGCAACGACAATGTACGAGACGATAATGAAACTTCCCACGGAAAAGAAATGATCGGAGGTGATCGCTTATCAAGTGTATCAGTTATGACATCAGCGACGAGATCAGAGATATTGAGATACATACTTTTGCCGACCTGCACATAGGCGACGTCCACGCGGACGAAAAGGATATACTCGAACGCATAGCATATGTTCAGAGAACGCCGAACGCTTATCTAATCCTCAACGGCGATATAATCAACAATGCGACCAAAACGAGCGTCTCGGACTGCTACGCGGAGCGCATTCCGCCGATGGAGCAGATACAGAGAGTCATCAATCTGTTCGGGGACGTTAAGGATAAGATAATCGCGGTGACTTCAGGCAACCACGAAAATCGAACGTACAACAAAGAGGGCATCGACATTATGGGTCTTGTCTGCTCTCAACTTGATATCTACAATAGGTACTCCAAAAACGGCGCGATCATCTTTTTGAGCTTCGGGCGATCCACGGAAGGCGGCAAGCATCCCGGCAAACCGCGAAAGATGTGTTACTCGATATACTGTATCCACGGATCAGGCGGCGGACGGAAAGAGGGCGGAAAGGCGATCCGTCTCGCGGATATGGCGCCGATAGTTGACGCCGACATCTACATCCACAGCCACACGCACCTACCTATGGTTATGAAGCAAGCGTTTTTCCGCTCAAACGCAAATACGAGAACAGTACACATAGTCGATAAACTGTTTATCAATACGTCTGCAACGCTCGACTACGGCGGCTACGGACAGGCGTTTGAATTCAAACCCTCATCCAAAGCGACGCCCGTAATATACCTCGGAAGCGGTAGCAAACCGAAGATGAGCGCGAGATTATAAGAAAGGGGAAAACTAAAATGAAAGAGTATTGGAAAAAATGGATCAAGGCGGCGGCGATCCGCGCGGCAAAGACTGTCGCACAGAGCGCGATAGCGGCTATCGGTACTACCGCGATGATATCGGAAGTGAATTGGGCGGTCGTTGTATCTACGGCGGCTCTCGCGGGAGTGCTTTCAATCCTGACATCTCTTGCCGGACTGCCGGAGGTTGAGGAAGAAAATGATACTTAAACAATGCTACCTCACGCACAACGACTGCTTCTCGAAGCCGACAAAAATCAAAGGCAACCCTACAGGCATCGTAGTTCACGATACGGGCGCGGGAAATCCGAATCTCCGCAGATACATACAAGCGAGAAGCGATAATCCCGACGCAAAAGACATCAACGCCGATCTTGGACGCAACACAAGCGGAAATCATTGGAACAAATCGCAGAGCGCGGGTGAGTCCAACAGATGGGCTTGCGTTCACGCCTTTATCGGACGGAACGCCGCAGGGGTCGTTGAAGTGTACGAAACGCTTCCGTACAATATCTGCTGTTGGGGCGTAGGAGACGGAAAGTACGGATCGTACAATTATAATCCGCAAGCGAGGATACAGTTTGAGATATGCGACGATGGCTATAAGGATGCGGCGTATTTTGAAGAAGCATTTGAATCCGCCGCAGAATACTGCGCGTATCTCTGCCTTAAATTTGGCTTCAGCGTAGACAAGATATGCAGCCATCACGAATCCTACCTCGCGGGGTATGGCGGTAATCACGGCGACTGCGATATATGGCTCGCCAAGTTTGGCAAGGACATGAATTGGTTTAGAGCCAAAGTCAACGATATACTTAAAGGAAAGGACGAATCACCTATGACAGCAGACGAAAAGAAAGCGTTCGATACGCTGAAAAGAAAAGTGGAGCTACTCGACAACAAGTACAACAACCTCGACAAGTACATAGACAGCATTAAGCCGTACAATGTCGTCTATCATAAGCCGGAAGAACTTCCAAATTACGCTCGCCCGGTAATCACCGCGCTTCATCGTAACGGCGTATTTGCGGGTGCAGGGGCAAACGATATGGCTCTGCCGTACAGCGATATGCGTATGCTCTGCATACTTGCGTCGAACGGTGTATTTGGACGAAAGTATAAGAAGCTCATTAACCCCGGCGCGGAGGAAGAATGATGGACGATAAAAACATATCGTACTTTGCTTACGAATCTGCGCTCTTTCACGCCAACAAAGCAAACAAGCGAATGTTTGTTATCTGCATTATTCTCGCGGTTGCGCTGATTTTCTCAAATCTCGGATGGATCATCTATGAAAGGCAGTTTGAGACCGTCGAAGAGACGACGAAAGAATATGTAGAAGTCGAGCAAGACAGCAAAGACGGAAACAACAGTTATATAGGAAGAGATAACAATAATTATATAGGTAGGGATGGTGAGATAAACAATGGCACGACAGAGGATCAGGATTAAGAGAAAGGTTACCCGCAAGTATCGCAGACGTAAAAAGAAATGAAGCACGATCTCGATACATATAGCCGCTCGGAATGGGAGCATCTTATCGACGAGTATATATTCCACGAGCGTGACAGAGCGATCTTGAAACGGCGGCTTCTCGACGGCATCTGCTTCGAGCCACTCGCGGAGGAATTTGATATGTCCGTCGTACAAACAAAGCGGATAGTCTACAAAGCGCAAAACAAACTGTTTTCCAAAGCGAAAATGAAATAAAACTGATACGAAATTGGGACGTTCACGAAATTGTGAACGTCCTTTTTTTATGCGAAAATATTAGTGAAAGGAAGCGAAACGATGTACCAATTTTACAACCCGTCACCCGTTGGGGCAAGAGTGGGCGATTGCGCTATCCGCGCAGTATCGAAAGCATTAAATACCGATTGGAACACGGCGTACTCCTCGCTTTGCGCGGAGGGTTATAAGATGGGCGATCTCCCAAACTCGAACGCGGTTATCAACTCGCTTTTGATGTCAAAAGGGTTTGAACGCGGAGTCGTTCCGAACACTTGCCCTAACTGCTATACCGTGGGACAATTTGCAGACGATAACCCGCAAGGCGTATACGTCCTCGGCACAGGAAACCATGTCGTTTGTGTCGATCACGGCGTAGTTTTTGACAGTTGGGATTCATCGCTTGAAATTCCTATTTATTTTTGGAAAAAGAAAGAAGGTAATTAATTATGGCTTATCCCTACAACCCCGTCAATTACAATCCAACGTACTATCAGACCCCATATTATACGCCCACGGCTACGCAGATGCCGCAGATAAGCAATAACACCCCCACGGCAACAAACGCGCCTACAACCGCGAATAACGGTCTTATATGGGTGCAGGGCGAGACGGGCGCGAAGTCCTATATTGTCGCCCCCGGCGCAAGCGTACTGCTGATGGATAGCGAAGCACAGAGATTTTTTATCAAATCTGCCGATACTTCGGGTATGCCCCTACCTTTGCGTACCTTTGAATATAAGGAGATTGGCGCGGCGGTAAAGGTAGAAGCGGAAGAGGTAAAGACGGACGTTGATTTTGGCAAATACGTTACCCGCGAGGAATTTGATCGCCGTATAGCGGAACTCACACCAAAAAAGAGCGGGAGAAAAAGCGAGGTAAAAGATGATGAATGAGCTTTATTCTACCCTGAACGGACAGACCCCGCCTCCGATGGCAAACCTTGAAAACGCTATTGCACAGATAAAAGCAAATCCGGGCGCGATATTAAAACAAGCGGGGTTGGTTATCCCTGACGGTATGAACACACCTCCGCGGATCATCAACTATTTGATGCAAAGCGGACAACTTAACCAAAACCGACTCGCGCAGGTACAGCAATCCGCGATGAGGTATAAACGCTAATACAACGTCAAGCGCGCAGACGAAGTATATAAAAATTCATTATGAAAGGAAACAAAAACTATGGCTTTTGATGAAAGCAACGGCAACGGCATGTATATGCCCGTTGCACCCGCCTATTCCGGCGGAAATGGCGGCTTTGGCGGCTTCGGCGGCGATTGGGGTTGGATCATCCTTCTCCTTCTCTGCGGTTGGGGCGGCATGGGCTTCGGAGGTGGCTTCGGTGGTGGCTACGGCAATATGATGCTCGGCTATGATTTCCCGTGGCTTCTCAATAACACCAATTCCGGCTTTGATCACGCGGCTACACAGTCCGCGCTCGGCGATCTCAATACTGCGGTCACTACCGGCTTTGGTAATGTCGCTACCCAGCTTTGCGGAGGATTTGCCGGTGTAAACGCAACCGTCAACAACGCGCAGAACGCTCTCGCACAGCAGATGTACACCAACACTATCGCTGATCTTGAACGTTCTTATGCGGCACAGACCGCGTCTACTGCGGGGATGAACGGTATCGCTATGAACCTTCAGAACTGCTGCTGCGAGAACAGAGCGGCTACCGCAGACCTCAAGTATACTATCGCAACTGAAAACTGCGCTGATCGCGCGACTATCTCCGATGGTATCAGAGACCTTCTGACGGCAACCACCGCCAACACGCAGCGCATTCTCGATCAGATGTGCAACGACAAAATCGATGCCAAGAACGAGAAGATCGCCGATCTCGAACGTCAGCTTACTATGGCTAACCTCGCGGCTTCGCAGGGCGCACAGACGGCGGCTATCCTCGCTAACAACGAGGCACAGACTACCGCTCTTGAGCAGTACCTTGCTCCCGTTCCGCGTCCGGCGTACATCGTGCAGAATCCCAATTGTTGCACCAACACTTGCGGATGCGGATGTGGCATAGCATAAGGCGGTGAACGATATGGCAGAGTATACTTATAATCCGATTCAGGTAGTACAGCCGAATCAGGCGGTACTTTTTAACGATTCCATACCCTGCAACAAGGGATATGTGTATCACCGAGGCGAAAGCGGAATTGTTACTCTCCGTGGGATAGTGAACTGTCCTAATGCTTGTTTTGCGAGATATCAGGTGACGTTTAACGGCAACATCGCAGTACCCGAAGACGGTACCGTGGGAGCTATCAGCGTTTCGCTTGCAATTTCGGGAGAGCCGATTCTTACGAGCCGCGCTATAGTTACCCCTGCGGCTGTTGACGAGTATTTTAACGTTACAAGTACGGCGATAATGACCATACCTAAAGGATGTTGCTTCAACGTAAGCGTTGAAAACACTTCCGAAGGGGCAACGGCGGCAGATGCTCCCACAGCAATCAATGTACAGAACGCTAACCTTGTTGTATCCCGCATCGCTTGAGAAAGGAGAACGCAATGAAAGAACTCTACGAACTCAAAGAAACACTTTGCGACAAGCTCAAGGAATACGGCAAACAGCGCGAGCTAACTGCCAACAGTCTTGATATCGTCGATAAGCTCGCCCATGCTGTGAAGAATATCGACAAGATCATCGAATCTTCCGAAGGCGGCGAGTACAGCGAACGCTATCCTATGATGATGTACCGCGACGGATCCTATGGAGATCATTCCTACTACGGTGACGGCAGCAGTTATGGACGCGGACGCAATGCAAGACGAGATTCGATGGGTAGATATGCCCGCGAGGGACGCTATTATCGTGCAGATGAGGACTTTAAGACTAAACTGCATGAACTTATGGCAGATGCCCCGGACGATCATACCCGCAAAGAAATCGAGCGTCTCGCAAACAATATGTGATTAAGAGACGTTGACTACCGCGAAAATAACGGTTTTGACCGAGTGTACAAGCGCGGAACAGTCTAACGAAGACGAAAACGGCTAACGGTGGGAAATCTCGCCGTTAGCCATATCGTCAATATGAAGGAGAAAACAATGACACTTGCAGAAATATACAGTAATATATCCACGCATATTATCCGCGCAATGATGCTACACTATGAAATGTCGCAAGCATATGATTTTCTGTGTCTCGACGGGTACAAGAAAATGCACGAATATTATTATTTCGAAGAAACTGCGAATTATTGCAAATTGTC